TGCTTACATGCTTTCTAGAGTACTTCGTAAAAGTATTACTGATACAAAATTCGGTAAGGAACTTATGGAGAAATTCAATCAGCATTCTACTGTTAACGTAGGCACTGATAGACTAGAAACAACAGTTAGCACAAATATTGAAAGAGATATTTGGAACGAACTGATTCTGGCACCTCTGTTTAGAGAGATTAACATGTCTTCTGCACAGATGACATTCCCAATCATGCCAGATGCGGGTTACGCTGAAATTACTACAGCTACAACAGCCGGTGGAACTCAGCCAAACGGTAACGTTGACCCAAGAGGCGCGGCATACGGCACTCCTTATAGTGGTATTGGCCTAACAGAAAAGACACTTTCTACAGTTAAGATGATTTCCAAGGGCTATCTAGGTAATGAAACTGAAGAAGACGCTATTCTTCCAATTATGCCTCTTATCAGAGAGTCTATGATTCGCTCCCACGCTCGTGGTGTAGAGAATCTTATCCTTGCAGGTAACTTTGCGCAGGGCACATATACAGCTGGCGCTGCAAATGGTCTTCTGAAATTTGCCTCTACCAACGGTAGAAATGCAACTACAGCAAGTCTTGCAACTCCTGTAAGTGGTGCTGGTCTATTTGGTCTTCGTAAGATCATGGGTAAGTATGGTATGAATCCTAAGGATATCGTATATATCGTATCTCAAGATGCATACTACGAGCTTATTGAAGATCCAGAATTCCTAGATGCTGATCTAGTTGGTATTCAGGATGCTCATAAGCTAACTGGTACAGTTGGTAGACTATACGGTTCACAAGTACTTGTTTGTGATGAATTCGCACCTAAGGCTGCTGGCAACTATATGGCTATCGCTCTTAACAGAAAGAACTTCGTGGTTCCTAGACTTCGTGGTGTTACTGTAGAAAGCGAGTACCAGACAGAAGAGCAGAGAACAGTACTTGTTACAAGTCAGAGACTAGGTTTCGATGAAATCATTCCTAACGCTCCTTCTGTAGTAGGCCTAAAATACGGAGCTTAATAAGCTTAGTTTGGGAGGGGTTTTAAAACCTCTCCCAAGGTTTTGGTTAAATTATGATTATAACACTTCAAGAATATAAAACTCACGAAAGCATTACAAAAACAGATATGGATGCTAGACTGACCTTGTTAGTTGAAGCAGCTTGTAATTTAATCAAAGCGGAAATAGGCTCAAAATTAATTGATGATGATCCAATTATAGAATACTTAGAAATAGATTATGATACTAACAAAATTTTTCCGGAGTACAGCCCCATAATTGAGGTAATATCCGTAGAAGAACAAGATACTGATACTTTACAGTATGTTATAACTGATGAAACCACTTATTCTGTAAGTGAAATTAGTATATCTAAAATTAACGGTTATTGGGTAAGAGACCCCTATGTAGTAAAAATTACGTATAAAGGGGGGTATAGTAGTATAGAAGCTCCAAGTGATTTGAAACTGGCTACTATAGAACTAGTAAATTATTATCATAACAAAGGATTTTTACCTAGCAGGACTATGCAAGGAGCTACAGTTGTAAATAGCGATAATGGCGATCCTGTCCTTCCTTCGTATATAAGAGCTATGATAGAGCACTATAAGGATTAAAATGGCAGTAGGTGATTTAAAAAAGTTACTCGAAGAAACCAGAGATTTACTTATGGTAGATACTGAATGGTATAGAACTTTTTTAGATATACAACCACACAGGTACTCTAACTCCGTTAGAGACGTAACCAGAGAATTTAAACTAGAAGTAGGTAATGATCTTTACGATCAGCATAAAGATGAATTTGACACCCTGCTAAGAAACTACGTTTCTACTCTGTACACTAGAATAGTTAAGACTCCTAGAAGAGCCTATGATATAATAGAGGCTCCGGGAAGTAGTGCTACACGTTTTTCTGTAGATATTGTACCTAAAACAACTGGTTCAGTACCAACCTCGGGAAGACGCTCAGGTAATACCCTAGTTTATGATAGTATAGGTTCTGATCCTTTTAAGCGTGTCATTAACGTAGAAAAAAGAGAAGCACTTAGACCCCTAATAGGCCGAGTAAATGAATTACTCGGATCAAATTATACATCTAGTACTTTTTTGGACACTGGACACACAGAATTAGGTGTTGCAGAAAAACAAACATTTTCTGCACTTAAAAACTTCAAAGATCAGCTAACACCTGAAACCGAGAAATTAGTTAAATCTAGTGGTATTTTGGCTAAACTAAGCCTGCAATCTAAATGGTTAGGTCCCACGTCCAAAACCACTATAATTACCGTTGAAGATGAGAGTTATAGAACTAATAGAAGTAAAGCCACGAAGGAAAAAGCCTTTAAAAATGCTACAAAAGCCGCATTACAGGAAATTCTTAATAACACTAATTGGGCTCAACAAAAGGGCTCAGACTCTGTAGAAGATAGTATAATAAAAACATTAGCAGAAACTACTAAAAAGTATGGTGCTAAGACAAAAATTAATACTAAGCCAGATCGTAGAAATAGCAAAGTCAATACTAATATTAGTTATAAAGCTACAGGTTCAGACCTGACTACTAGTTCTCTAGGCATAAACGTACCAAAGCAGAATAAATTTGATCTATCACTGATCAATCTTATTAATTCTAGACTACCTCCAGCTGTGAGAGCTAATATGGGTGGTGTAAGATTACATAATAGAACAGGACGTTTATCTGAAAGTGCAAAGATTACTGGAATAGAATACACCCCCGAAGGTTTTCCAAGATTAGTGTACAGCTACCAGCGTAATCCATATGATGTATTCGATCCTGTATTAGGTGGAGCTCCCTGGAATACTCCCGGTAGAGACCCCAAAAAATTAATGGAAATATCAATTAGAGATGCCGTTAGAGATTTAGCTATAGGCAGATTTTATGTAAAGAGAGGCTCCTAATGTTAGAAAGAAACTACACTAGTAAAAGAGCCAGTATTTTAATAGCTCTTGCAGAAAAATTAAAAGAAATAAACGGGACAGCTGACTATTGGTCAGATGTAGGACAAAATGTTCACCCTAGACTACTATTTTGGGACGAAGTAGTAGAATACCCAGCGATACATTTATCAGTTGGAAGAGAAATAAGAGATTACCAAGGTGGTGGATACAAAGATAGATACTTAACAGTAACAGTTAGATGTTACGTTAAAGATGAAGATTCCGCAACAACTTTGGAGAAGCTTCTGGAGGATATCGAGACTGTTATAGAACAAAATGGCAGGTTGGCTTATCAAGATTCCTCTGGAACAGCTTATTCTACACAAGATATTAAAATCTTAAGCATAGATACAGACGAGGGAGTTTTACAACCTCTAGGTGTAGGTGAAATACTACTCCAAGTACGATACTGAAAACACAAGCTAACAAGAACAAAGGTTCAAGGATAGCTGTTTTTCAACATTATAGGAGAAAATAATGCCAGTAGCAGCAGGCGCAACTAACCTGTTTTTCAACAGAGATACTAAAGTTTACATTGAACAAGGTGTAAACATTTGGGAAATTCCAGTATTAAGCGGCTATAACTATAGTCAAGCAACCAATTCAAGTGATGTAACTCTCTCGGAAATGGCCGATTCTACAGGTGTAAGTCGTAGAGGTTCTAAGATCTTTACAGATTCTTTCGCTCCTGCCGAATGGAGTTTTGATACTTACGCAAGACCTTTCCTAGTGACTGGTGCACCAAACCGTATGAGAGCCGTAGAAGAAGTTCTATGGGCTAATTTTGTTACTAGCAATTCTTATACTGCTGGAACAAATTCATGGGGTAGCAACGTAGCAATCACACCAACTACATTAGATATTGATTTTGCCGGTTCGAATAAGATTCTGTTAGGTACTTATAATATATATTTTGTTTTAGGTGCTTCAAATACGGCGTCAGCAAACTATGCAGCAGATGGTGATACCACTATTTACAAAATTACAGATGCTGTAGCTAACGAAGTAGGTATCACTTTCGATCTAGATGGAATCGCTACTCTAGCGTGGTCTGGTTTTGGTGGATCTCTAAAAGAGGTTACTTCTTTTAATGCTTCTACAGCGATTACTACTGGTACAGCTCTTACAACTAACTTTATTAGAAATAGACTTACCCAGCTTCAAGCTGTTAGTTCCGTTTCAGGCTCATCTAAGACTTATTCAATTACATTAACTGGTGGATCGTTAACTCTTAATAACGGCATTACGTTCTTAACACCAGAAACAATTGGCAGAGTTAACCAACCACTGGGCCACGTTACAGGAACCAGAGCCGTTACCGGCTCATTTACAGCATATCTTGACGAAAAGACAAATGGTACTATTGAGCTATTTGAAGATTTATCCAATGCTACAACCGCAATTACTAATAAGTTCGCTCTGGACTTCTATATTGGTGGTAAGGCGGCTGGCGATGCGCCAGTGGGTCCAGGACTACAGTTCAAAATCCCTCAAGCCCACCTTTCTTTACCTACTTTTGACTTAGGCGATGTAATTGCTACTAACGTAGACTTTAAAGCTCTTCCTTCCACTATTAGCGGTACGGATGAGGTGTCTAAGATTACTTATGTAGGTGTATAATAAATAGTTCTTGACATTTAGGTGCATAGTAACTATAATTAAAAAGTTAGAGGGGCTCTACGGCCCCTCTAATTGTATGGGGATACTAGATGGCAGTATACAACTTTAAAAAAGAAGCTAAAGTATACATTGTAAAAGATGGCTTAAGATACTTATTAGACGTGTACCCTGACTTAGGTATTTCGCAAACTTTTACGGAATCATCTATTGAGGTAAAAACATTACACGCACAATATGATGTATTTGATAAGGCTATTATAAATACGGCTAATCCAGCTAATTTTAACGTGACTATACCTGTTTTAGCAGAATCAGACATGTCAATTGTTCTAAACTTACTTAGGGATTATAATAGCGGGGAAGCAAACATTGCGTCCTTTGATATATATATAGAAAATATAGGCGGTGAAGTTTATGAACTAAAAACTGCTGTTATAGAATCCGGAACAATACAGATACCGAGGGACGGAATAATAACACTTAGTATAAGTGGTACGGCGTCCAAACTTTCTCGGTATACGATAGCACTACCTGGAACGCTTCAAAGTAGAACTACTAGAACTCATATAATACCATCATTATTTGGTATTAAAATAGCTGGAACGGAACTAGCTAATGTAACTGGGATTTCTATAGAATTGAAAAACACAATTAAATGGTTAGATAACGCCACAATACATAAGAGTATGTCTGTAATAAATCATTCTAACACTATTTATCCAGAAAAATATATTTTAGAAGCTAGAGTACTTTCAGGTACTATACAGCAATATACTACGAATGAAAATAACTCTACTGTTAATACTTGGGCAGTAGGCTCTAGTATTTTGGTACGTGCTGGAGATTCAAAAACTAATTGGTATATAGAAGTAAATATACCTAGTAGTGTTTATACTAATAGGTTAGAACTACAAGATTTATACGTTCAAAGTTTCGACTTTAGAATGAATAGTAACCCGTCTGATATTACTCAGATAATAAAAACTGTAACAACCGCTAGCCCACTAAAAAATTATGCAAATATCTGGGCAACATAAAAGGAGCAAAAATGAGTTTAAAAACATTAATGGTAGACACTAAGGACGCTTGGGTAAGTTATCCAGGCCTAGATGGATTCGAAGTACTAGTAGCCAATCTATCCAGAGAAAGACTAGTCTCCCTAAGAAAATCATGTGTAGAAACAAGATTTGATAGAAAAACACGTATTCCTATTGAGGAAATCAACGAAAAGAAGTTCGTGAGTGAATTTACTAAAGCTACACTTAAAGACTGGAAGGGATTGAAGTACTCCTACCTTGAGGAACTAATGCTAGTTAACTTGAATAATGTAATGGACTTAGAAGCGTCCGTTCCTTATTCTCAAGATGACGCAGAAATTCTAGTAAATAATAGCTCTGATTTTGATACGTGGTTGAATTCGGTGGTATTCGATCTAGATAATTTTCGTAGCAAACGAGACGGAAGAGCTATGGAAAAGACTAGAGAGGTTTCTGAGTAACTCAGATGTTAAAGTAACCAGAGAAAAATATTTTAAAATGTGCGAACAGATAGGGAAAGAACCTGACCCCGAGGAAATACCTCCAGAAGTCGAAGATTTCCCTCTAGATGTTCAAAAAGCTTTACTTTTATATAATAAGTTAGGTGATAGAATTTACCCAGATATTGGTTATTTGGGTAAAGACTATACACAATTACCTATATGGATGTGTATGAAATAGATAATAAAAGAATATTTTTAGAAACATTATTACGACTAGATTCGAAGATGATACAAAAATCTTCTGCTAATCTTAAGAGAGAAAGAGATAAATTAAAAAAGGGTTAAAATCCTAAGGCTCTTTGAGCGTGTAGAAATAAATGACTAATAAAAGCAGGTTTGACGTAGAAGTAGTAGTTACAGATAAGGGTACAACTAAACTAGTTGAGAAAAACCTTAAAGGTCTAGGAACAGCTACTCAGGATACTAGTGGTCAGTTTAGAACAGCTAATAAACATTCTAGCGATTTCTTTGATACTCAGAAAAAAGGTATCATAGGAACCGCTAATTCTACACGTAGTTTTTCTAAGTTAGCGGAATCTATTGGCAGGGGTGGCTCAAGTGGTTTAGTAGGTGCTTACGCAACTCTAGCAGCTAATACCTTTGCTGTTACGGCCGCCTTTAGCGCATTGAGATCTGCGTCTCAAGTAGAACAGATTTTTAAAGGTCTTGAAGCTGCGGGTAATAGAACAGGTAAAAGTTTAACTGGAACTGCAAAAGCTTTAAAAGATGTAACAGGTAGTGCTATTAGCACTGAACAAGCCATGCGCTCTACGGCGCAAATCGCTTCTGCAGGTTTTGGAAGCGATGCTATCGTGCGTCTAGGTAAAGCAGCTAAAGATACTTCGTTTGCCCTTGGTAGGAACATAACAGATTCTCTTGATAGACTTTCAAGAGGTATAGTTAAGTTAGAACCAGAATTACTTGACGAACTTGGTATTATGACAAAGCTAGGAGAATCCAATTCCCTTTATGCCAGTCAACTAGGTAAAACTGAAACTCAGCTAACAAATTTTGAAAAACGCCAGGGCTTCTTAAATGTAGTTCTAGCTGAAGCTGAGCTCAAATTTGGTGGTTTATCGGCGCAGGCTGGAGACTCTACTAATTACGATAAATTAGCCGCAACATTTACAGATTTATCCAATAGTGTACTTAATTCCATAAATTTAATAGCTAAACCAATAGCGGGGATACTAGCCTCTTCATACTTAGTTATGGGGGGTGCCGCGGTGCTATTTGCATCCACTCTTAAGAACCAACTAGCTCCAGAATTACTTAATTCTGCGGTAGCAGCTTCTAAAGCTGCTGCTAAATACAAAGAAGATGCTATTGCTAAATCCGAAAATATAGCTATAACTAGAGATTATGTAAGGGCTCAAAGAGAAGCTGAAATAGCTAGTATAGCCAATGTTAGTTTATTAGGTGACAAAGGTCCAAAAGCCTACAAAAACCTAGCCAGCAGTATTAAGGATGGCACAGCTAGTGTAGAAGAATACAAAAAGGCTATAATAAGCTTAGAAAGAAGTCAAAGAGCTAACCAAACTATTGTAGAAAATAATCCGTCTTTTGCAGCTAATACAGAAGCTGGTAAAGCAAAAAGACTTGAGATTGAGAATACAAAAGAGCAAATAAATCAAATAAAAAGATTGCAGGAAGCTAGAGCTATTGCAGCTTCTGAAGATTTGTCAAAAAATGCACAAGTGTTATCAGCGAAAAAAGAAGCTCTTCTTGCGGCTACTTTGGCTCGTAGAGAAGAAGCAGCTTCCAATGCTCTATCTGCTGCTTCTCACTTAGACTATAAACAAAGTTTAGCGGGTATAAAACAAGCCGTAGCAGAGCATAGATTAGGCCTTATTCAAAGTGCAGAAGCGGCTTCCATTGACGCAGGTGCGTTAAAAACAGCTTTAACTCCTGCGTTAATTACAGGTAAGACAGCTTTTTATACTTTTGCTTTATCCGCTAAGGCTGCAGGTGTTGCGCTTTTAAATGCAATACCTATGATAGGACAACTTCTGTTTGTTCTAGGACTTTTAAAAACTGGTTGGGATGCGATAAAGTCAGAAGCAGTTAAAAAAGCTGAAAAAGCCTTCGATGATTTTAATGAAGTAGCGGCTAAATCTGTTGGATATTTAAGCGAAATTAACAGAGCAACAGCTTCTACTGCTTCTCTGTCCTTAAGAACTGCGGCAGCTATGACTATACAAGCAAACGCTATGTCTGAAATTGCGGACAAGATGAATGCTGTAATTGAAACATCAAAAATGCTTAATAACATTGATATTAAAAAGGCAGAGTCTGGTATAGCTGGATTCTGGGAAAGTTTAATGTCTAATAAAAATGAAATAAGTTATAGACTTGAAATAGACAAAACCTCTAAAGCGTTTGAAATACTCGGAAATTCTATTCCTAATGTATCTAGTTTATCTAACGAAAATAGATCAGTAGTTAAAACTTTTGCGGATATATATAAGCAAGCTCCACAAGCTACTGAAGAGATTATTAAATTCTATGGTGGTATGGAAAACCTATCAAAGTTACCCTTTGAACAAAAATTCAAAGCAATGGCTAATATCGTAAATACTGTTACTGACAAATTTAGGGGCGGTGCAGAGAGAGTAGAAGCTTTACAGCAGGCTTTTAAGGCTCTAGACCAGAGTATGTCTGACTTTACTCTAGGCTCCGTGCTAACTACTAAGTATGATTCCGTAGTTAAGAATTTTGACTCTGTTACAATGGCTATTTATGATCTAAAAACTGCTGCTGATAAAACAGGTAACCAAGATTGGTCTAAGTTACTAACAGGTATAGGCAGTGGAACTTCTAGCTTATTAAATATTGACACTCAAAAAAGTTTACAAGCTTTTAAATCGGCGGATTTAACTGTACAGTCTTTAAAATTACAAAAAGAAACACTAGGTAGCTTAAATTCCTCAGAGGAAGTAAGGCTACGCGCAAGTGAGCGTATTTTATCTACTAATAAAGAACTATTTTCTAGTATAGAAAACCAAATTGGTAGTTCTAGAACTATGTTCTTAAACGCTCAAAAATTAGAAAGAACATATAAATCCCAGGCGGATTTATTAACTGCTCAAATGCAAGCTAATCAAAGTTTATTTACTGCTGCTGGCGCTGGTGTTAAAGCTAGAATTTGTGGTGAGGAGAAAATAAGGGGGCTTCAGGTTGCTCAATTAAAATCTGAATTAGTAATTCAAGAGCAACTAGTCGCGAAAGCTAATGCTAGAATAGTTGAACTTAAAGCTATGGATGCACAAATAGCAGCTAACGAAGCTCTACTTTCTCAGGGAAATAGATTTACTAAACAAGCACTTGAACAACAGCTAGCTGCTAAAGGTGTAGGCAACTTTTACGATATAGTAAAAGGTAATATGACTGGTACTAATTATTTAATTGGTGTAACTCAAGGTAGAATAGATAGAGCAACAGAAGAACAAAGAGTTGTTGCAAATATGATAACTGGGTATAAACAGCTTTCTGACTTTGAAAAAGATACTGCAGAACAGAAAAAAGCTAGTGAGAGAGAATTACTAACTCTTAATAACTCTATTAGAGATGGTGAGGCAGCTGTTTTAAACCTTAAGACTCAAATTAATGTTCTTAATACTCAAAATTTAACTTCTGCTCAAAAATTAGCACAAATAAGACAAGCGGATGGCGAGTTTCAGAGAAGTGTATTACAAACTTTAGAAGAGCAAAGAAATATTGCTGGTGAAACTACTTCTGTGTATGAAAATATAGATTCTATTATTAATGGTACCACAGACAGTCTTAGAGAGCAATTAGACCTAGTAAAAAAATCCGCGGTAGCACAGAGAGAGACAGCTATTATTGCGTCTAAAAAACAACAATCAGAACTACTTGACCAATTAAGATTAGCTAAAGCTAATGGGGCTAGAGCTACCGATGCAGACCAAAAGAAAGCTGCGGAAATACTAGTACAGAACATAGAAACCCAGTTACGTCTGGAAAAACAAGGTTTAGAAATTAAACTTGGTCAAGTAGAGGCTCAAGAAGCACTAGCTAAAGTTCAAAAAACCCAATTTGATACCTCTAAAGAGGGTATGGAATGGCAAAAAACTTCTTTAGATATGCTACAAAAAGAACTAGATGTTCGCAGGTCTATAAAAGAAGAAGCTATAAAGTCTGAACAAGCAAGAATTAAACTATCTTATCAGAGAATAGGACTTGAAATGAGTCCTGAAGGCTCTAAAGCTTTAGAGATAAGAACAGCTACTCAAGCTTACAAAATAGCTGTTGAAGAAGTCAGCTTGAAAAAAGCTCTTATTGACTTAGAGTATGCTCTATTAGATGCTCAAAAAGAGCAGTTACTAGAGAATCTAAGAGTAAGAAGGCAAGAAATAGACGCTAATGACCCTAGAAACTATACTAGAGTAGCACAACTGGATTCTAGTATATCTAGACTTGGCGGTTTGGATATGTCAGCTGCTGCACAAACAGCAAAAAATGTATTAGACAAGCAAATAGAAAATTCAAGAATAGAACTACAGTCTGCTATGACTAATACAGTTAAACAGATACTATTTGGAGATTTAATAGCTTCTGCGCGTGGATACCAAGAAAAGGCAAGAGCTAGAGAAGAAGCATTGTACGTTTTAAAAAACGCTACTGCAACTAAAGAAGAAAAAATAGTTAAAGCAGAATCAGAGGCTCAAAAATCTGCAAACGCTTTATCACAGAATCCTGTTGTTAGCTCTAATAATGCTTTAATACTTACTATAAATAAATGGATAAATTCTATAGAAAAATTCTTAGAAGTTTCCCCTACTAATTTATCTGGAAGCACTACTATTTTAGAAGCTCAAGCTAATGCATTAAAACAAGGCTTGTATATTTCAGAAAAAGTTGGGGAAATGACCGCAAAACATACAGGTAGGGGGCACCCAGAGGGTAGAGCTTTCGATGCTAGTATTGCTGGCGGAAACGCCGATAGTACTAATCCAGTCTACAGAGCAAAAATGGACAAAATAGCACAGGATTATCAGGCTCAAGGCTTGGTGGTCCTATGGAATGGTAATAGATACGATCCAAACGGTTCCATAGAAAAACTAGCTAAAGGTGCTAATCAACATACGGACCATATGCATGTAGAAATACAGGCAGGAATAACGAAAGCAATCAGTAGTATAGACAAAAGCGCTACTAAAACAGCTAAATATGCTATCCAAAAGATCGAAGAAACTGATGCTATTTTAGAATCTAGAGTGTCAGTTGCTCCAAATGGGCCGTCTGTAGTAAATACTCCAGAACTAGGAAGTACAATAACAGAAACCTTAGTAACTGGAGCTCCAAGCTTACGCAAAGATTTCTCAATAGTAGAGGATATTTTAGCTAAGTATAATACAGCAACTGCTTTAGCAGTAACTGGTTTAGAAAAACTTGGGCCAGAAGGTGAATTAGTTGCCGGCGTAGTTACTGGCATGGGAAACATAGCTGGCCAAACTATCGGCGCATTTAAAGTAATAGAAGAATCCAACCTTAACCTAGCTACCAAAATTGCAGAAGGTACTGCCACTACGCAGGATTACTTAACAAATACTGCGGATAAAATAACAGCTGTAGCCAGTGTTGTTAGTACTGCTCTTAGCACTATTAGTTCGGCCGTAGCCTCAAGTGCCCAAGCAAAAGAACAGGCTATACAAAAGGAAATAGACGCAGAACAAAGAAGAGATGGAAAATCTGCGGAAAGTGTAGCAAAAATACAAGCATTAGAAAAAAGAAAGGATGAAATTGCAAAAAAGCAATTTAATACTAACAAAAAACTAATGATGGCTCAAGCCATAATAGCTACCGCTACTGGTGTTGCTCAAGCTCTTACTTACGGCCCTATTGCAGGACCTATATTAGCTGGTCTAATTGGAGCCTTAGGTGCAGCACAATTAGCTATTATAGCAGGTACTAGTTATCAAAGCGCTTCCGCTACTGCTAGTGCTGCTAATACCACCCCTACAACCCTAACGATAGGAAAAAGAGGAGATACTGTCGACTTAGCTAAGCAAAATAGTAATGTTGGTGGTGAGATAGGTTATCTAAGAGGTTCTAAAGGAGTAGGTACTAATGCTTCCAACTATAGTGTTATAGGTTCTGCTTATGGTGGAGAACTGCCAAGGGGCTACGGAAATACGGCCTACGTAGTAGGCGAGAAGGGCCCCGAAACAATATTACCTGATACACCTATTACCGTTAAACCTTCCAATGATAATAGCACCGGTACTGCTCCTTTAACAGCAACTATAAACATTAGTGCCATTGATTCAAAAGGAGTCGCGGAAATGTTAATAGACCAAAAAGGTAATATTATATCTATGCTTAGAGAAGCTGCAAATGCTAATGGACAATCTTTCCTAGAGAGTGTTAATACTAACGTGTACACTAGACCAAATGTGAGTAAACTATAATGGCGACTTTTACAAGTTTTTCAAATATATTACCAGATCCTAATAACAAAATAACAGATCAGGGCGACATTGATAGTTCTGGTGTCGCCGGACCTGGGTTTACAGGTGTAGGATTTACTTCTAATGGTAGTACTCAAGTATCCCGAACCAATAGTGGTAGGGGCGTGCATAGGGATCAAGAAGTACAGTACTGGAGTTTTAGTATTAAATATAATCCAATGCTAAGAGAAGAGTTTGAACCTGTAGACTCTTTTCTTGCTTCTAGAAATGCTAGAAAGAATCCTTTTTTTGTTATTCTGCCTCAGTATTCTAAACCTAGAGATCCACTTTTTGCAACATGGTGTTTATCTAATATTGTAAGAGTTAACGGAGCTAAGGCTGCCGGCTCTTCAACTTTGATCTTAGACTCTATACCTGAAATTAACGGAAGCCCAAAATCCGGAGATATGTTTACTATAAATGATCCTCTAAACGCTAATCATTTAAAAGTTTATAAAGTAACTAGAGTAGAAACTAATTCTAGATACCAGTCTGGAACAGCCCAGCCTTTAGCTACAGAACGTAGGATTCATTTTGATCCACCATTACAAAGAAGTACCTCAGATAACTCGATCGTAAGTTTTATAGATCCTAAATTTAGAGTTATAAGTAAAGGTGACCTGAGAGAATATAGTTTGGACTTAAATAATTTATATTCTTTTTCTTTAGATGTAGAAGAAATACAACCTTAATAAAAAAATACCTTGACATGTGTGCACCAAAATGTTATACTGCACATTATTCGGGAATAGTTTTCAAACCCGTCTAGGTAGTAATCTAGGCGGGTTTGTTACATGAGAGAGAAGTAGTGATGCTAACAGAAAGACCTTTACACGTAGATTTAAAAGACATGTTGTTAAACAATGAGCCGTTTAGTTATGCTCATTTAATAAAATTTGAAAGACCTTCTAGACCTAATGCAGAAGGCAGAATATCCACGTCTAAAGAAAGATACGTATACCTGACGGATGCTAGTAGAGATGTGGATTTTAACGATGGATCTACTAATTTGTTAGGTGTAGCTAACGGAGTTCAGACATATATCGCAAATAAAGTACTAAATGTTAGCTCCGTTACAGAGCAAACCCAAGCTAAAGCCAGTAACTATAATATTACTTTAGACGGAAATAGTTTAGGCTCAGAAATGACTGAAATTGTAACTATTACTTCTGCAGGTACTAATTTATGGAATATTGCGTGGCCCCAAGTCATTGATTTATTAAATTCTGGTTTTAGAGAAGGAGATAAAATTACTTTGTCAGGTGGTTTTTCGGGTTCTTATAATATTGTTAGTTTTAAAGCTAATAATGCAATTTATGTGTCAAAAATAGATGATATACTTACTACTGGGACAGGTACAGTAACTATGTCTCTTAGTTCAGAAGAAATTAAAAGTATATTACTTAATAAAAACCTACCTGATTACGCGTCTTTTATAAATAGGGAAGTTTTCATTTATAGAGGCTATTTTCAAGAAGGTCAAATAATAGGGGTACCGATATTATTATTCAAAGGTATAATATCTAATGTAACATTTGATGACACTGATAAAGATATTCAAGTAACTTGGGGACTTACTAGTCACTGGGGAGACTTTGCACAGGTAAAAGGTAGAATTACTGCAGATGGTTTTCATCGTGCATTAGATGAAACTGGAGTACCACAGCCATTATCTGCATTAAAATCTGTATATGCTTATGACAAAGGATTTACGCACGCTGAAACCTCTTTAAACTTAATGGCTCAGTACACTGTACAAGTAGAAAAACAAGATGTAAAGGTAAAAAAGGGATTTCTTGGCATAGGAGCTAAGGTCAAAGTAAAAAAGTATTTTGTAGACGAAGATCGTAGTACTGCTTTAGATTTTCAACTTCAAGCAAAAACTATACCTGTAATATACGGAGTACGTAGTACTCCCGGAATACCAATATTTGCAGATACCCTTGATAATGACTCTTCTACTGTATATGTCATCCACGCTTTAGCAGAAGGTGAGCTAGGGGGCTTATATGATGTACATATAAATGGCAGCAGTCTTATTTGTAACGATAAAGCTGATTTTGATGCTAGAAGTACCCAGACTACTGATAATACAGTAGAGCTTATTTGTAGAGGAAGAGCCGATAGGGGGGACGTTTTAGGAGGTGCTAGTTCTATTGGCGTATCCATACCAAATTATTATGCAGGTGAGGACTATTTAGTATCTAATATAAACTATAACTATTTAATGAAATATAATTATAATGCTTATGTGCAACCTACTACTACAACAACAGATACACTTGGTAAAGGTGTTATTGACGGAGAAAGTATATCTCTCACTTCTCCACAGGAAATAACATTAGATTTCTTCTCGGGAAAAAGTAGCCAAAAAGCTGCGTCTCAACTAGTTGAAATTGCTAAAGCTAATAATTTTAAAATACAAAAATCATATTGGGAAGGAACTGATACCGCTGAGTACTGGGGTCCAAATCATAGACTAATAGATACGGCGTATGTTTTAAGCAAATATAAAATAGCTGAAGGAGAGACCACAATACCACAATTAAATTTTGTAGTTAGAGGCAAGACTATAAATTGTTACAACTACGATAGTAGTTACTCTCACTATACTAAAGCAACTTCTGAATCAGAGGCTAATTTTAAACTAGGAGAATTTGTTACTTTGTATAATATGAGTAACGTTGCTGTAAGCCCACTAGTTCAAATAATTGATAAATGGACTTTTATGAACCCAGATGGTACTTCTAATGTAAGATTTAGATTTAGTACTAATCCAAATCTGGGGATTGATTCTAACGGAATTCCTTCTACTACCAAGTTCTATATGCAAAATGCTTCTAATCAAACTTGGACAATGGTTACCTGGAATTATGAAGAATTTAATGGTACTGTAGCTACTAATATTGAACCAATACCTACAGCAGTAACGAACAATTCGGGGTATGTAGCAATCACGTATTCTGGTGCTGCAAGTGCCTCATTTGGTAATTTAAATAACAATAATACACCAATTTTATCATTTCTAAAAGCTGGAAATGTGTACTCTAATACTTTTTTTGATTCTAATAGACTATTAGTTAATAAAAGTAATGTATCAAATGTTATAACAACCAATATTCCGTTCAATAATAACACTGAAGCAGCAGCCAATGCTGCTGTAGCTGACTCAGCCACTTTAGTTTCCAGGGACACTACCAGACTAGATTCTAGTGCTAGTGCTACTGATGATTACTATAACGGATATTTAATTACTGTAATCAAATATAGCGCTTCTACGGATAAACAACTTATTCAAACGAAAAGAATAGTTGATTATGTAGGCTCCCTTAGGGGGGTCGTTATAGATGATTTTTGGGACCCAGGATTTGTACCTTCTACAGGCGACACAGTAATAATAACTCCTCCATACTGTGATGTAAGAGTTAGTACTAATCCAGCCATACAAACTTTAGATTATGCTACATCCCGAACATACGGTAAAGGCCTTGACCCTCTACTAGATTTAAATCTATCGTCTTGGTTAGCTAGTGCGGAAAAGTGTGATCAAAGATCAGATGTCACAGTAAAGTACACAGGTACGCCTATCCTTAATATCGGATCGGTATACAGATGGCCCAGTACTGGTGACATACTATGGCAGGGTGAGCTAATTGGGTACGAAAATAATCATGCAGAATTTACTAACATAATAGGCAAACTTAGTAATAATTGGAACTCTTGGAAAAACTTCAAGATAAATGAATTAGTTTATTATCAAAAAAGACTGTATAAAACAACAGTAGCAGGCATTAAAACTTCTGAACCAACTCATACTTCGGGTATAGTAAATGGGTTAGAATACATAACAGTCTCTCCAGTTTTAGTTTCAACAGGAAATCCTAGCTTAAACTTAGTATTTGATGGGAATCCCGTTAGAGCTTTAAAAAATAGTACAATTATACCAGGTTACTCTTTATACGATTGTGACGAAATAAATTACTGGAGATATTTAGGTTGGGATGAGTTTTCTCAACGTTATGTAACTAGACACCAAACAAATATTGCTATAGATACATCATTGCCGTTATTCGATAACATAAATAGTATGTTAGAGCATTTTGGTGGTATAATGACTTATATAAGTGGAAAATATTATTTAGACATTGAAGAGCTATCTGGACTTATCGAAACTTCGGATACAGAAGTAAAAAACATAACAAGTGATCATATAATTGGTAAGATTAGGTTATCTGACGAAGGCACTAAAAGTGCTTATAATTCTTTAACAGCCGCATTTCCTGATCCTGCAAATAAATTCGAAGCCAGAAATATTAGCTTCTTTAATTCAACCTATTTAACAATTGATAGATCAGTACCTAAAAAAGGTAATATATCTATTCCTGGTATAACAAACTATTATAATACTAGAATACTAGCTGATAAATATCTTAATAAATCTAGATTTGGTTTGACCATATCTTTTAATATGGCACCAAGAGGTCTGCTACTATTAGCGGGTTCCGTAATTCAAATACAGTACCCAAGATACGGTTGGATAGACAAAAAATTTAGAGTAACAAGTCTAACTCATCAACAGGATACTACTGTGGATATAGTGGCTGAAGAGTACGATGATAGTCTATATTCCCTAAGTAAGCTTAGCAAACAAGCTGGCACTGGAGCGGGTGGTTCTGGTTTTAGAGCAAGTATCGAAGCTCCTATAAATTTATCTGCTACTAGTATAGATACTGGAAATGAAACTTATTCCGGTGTGAGTATTCGATGGACTAATACTACTAAGGTTAATACAAAGAATATGTACACAGAATTATATAGCTCTTTCAGCCCTAATTTTACTATATTAGGTACAACTATAAGTAGTAATACAATAACAACTCTCTCTTCTCACGGCCTAGTACCTGGAGCAACCATTATTAGTAAAAGTAATAGTAATGGCTTAATAATGGATAAAACTTATTATGTGTTAACTACACCCGTAGCTAATCAACTAACTTTATCTGAGAATCCCGGAGGGTCTATAGTTGGGCTAACTAATGGGGCTGGACTTAATTTAAATATACAAACCGCAACATTGTTAGCAACTTTACCAATACCCACGAATAGTTACACTCATGTGTTCGAAGGCATAAACGGTAGAGTTACTAAGTACTATTGGGTAAGATATAAGGTAATACAAGAATGACACAAACATACTATTCTCCTTTTTACCCTGATAATGGGAGCAGTGGAACTAAAGGATCTACTATTCCTATTATTACGACCGGAGAAGTAACTATTATAAATTCCGCAGTAGATGCTTTAGATACTAGAATTACTAACATAGAAGGAGGTAGTTTGTTAGATACTACGGCTCCCGGAACAGTGACTGGATTAGCTTTATCCAGTTCTGTTGCCTTTGATACGGATGGAAGTCAAATAGTCACTTTGAGTGCTATTTGGAATGGAGTCTCCGATTTAGACCTACAAAACTATGAGTTAGCTATACAAGAGAACTCCGGAACATTTATAGAATTTGTTAGTGGAAAAAGCTCTTTAAAGTACGATTGGAAAGTTAGGGCTAATCAATCTTTTAATATAAAAATAAGAGCTGTAGATACTTCTGGAAACAGAAGTGCCTGGTCGGCTATAGTGTCACTAACTTCAGCTAAAGATACTGTAGCTCCTTCAGCTCCGACAGGTTTATCAATTCTTTCAGGTTTATCTTCTCTATTTATTAAGTGGCAAAATCCTACTGATATTGATCTAAGTCGTATTCTTATATATGAAAATACAATAAATAACTCTAGTACAGCTACTTTAATTGCGGCAGTAAATGGAAGTCCGTCAGATCCTGGAGCTTACACTCGCTCTGGTCTAACTTCCGGAGTAACTCTATACTACTGGCTTAAAGCAGAAGATACTTCAGGAAATACTAGTAGTTTTAGCACAGTAGTGTCAAGCACTACTAATTTAATAACTTTACCTGACTTCAGTAGTAGTTTAAAACCTGTTGAAAAAGTTACATTATTACCAATTGCAGGCACTTCTGGCAGAATAGTATTTCTTACTACTGATAATAAGTTGTACAGAGATACAGGCTCTAGTTGGATTTCGACTACAGCTGCTTCAGATGTTACTGGACAATTAACCTCTACCCAAATAGCTGATAGTTCCATATTATCAGCAAAAATAGCTGCAAATGCTATAACAGTAACTCAAATGGCGGATAATGCTATTACTACTGCAAAAATAGCATCAGGTGCGGTGGACTCTAGTATTCTAGCGGCTAATGCTGTTATAAGCAGTAAAATAGCTGCAAATGCTATAACAGTAACTCAAATGGCTGATAATGCTATTACTACTGCTAAAATAGTAGTTGGTGCGGTAGACTCTAGTATTTTAGCAGCTAATGCTGTTACTTTAGCAAAATTTGCCACTGGATTAACTCCTGTTGAAGTAGTAGCAACGCTACCTTCTACCGGTAATTTTACCGGTAGAACAGTGTCTCTAACAACAGATGGAAAACTTTACAGGTATTTTGGCGGTCAGTGGTTAGCGAGTATACCTGCAAATGATATTACAGGTACAATAACAACAACTCAAATTACAGACAATGCTATAACTACTGCTAAAGTGGCCGCAAATGCTATAACAGCCACTCAAATCGCCGCTAATACAATTACCGCGTCACAAATAGCTACAGGTACTATTACCGCGTCACAAATAGCTACAGGTACTATTACCGCGTCACAAATAGCTACAGGTACTATTACGGCTACCAAGCTTGCAGTAGGAGACTATGAGAATCTTATTAAAGATCCTGAGTTTTACGACACAAACTACTGGTATACTACTGGCGGGGGCCTTAGTACAGTTGCAGACGTAACAGGTACAGGCGCTACACAGTTAGCATCGCGCGCTGCTTACACTACAGCGACGCCAAATGGAACTACTACACAAGGTGCTGCATGGGTGTGTCTACTTAATACCGGACCACAGTATCTACCAGTAGAGCCACTTAAATCTTACAGAATTTCTGGTAAAGTGCTAGTTAAAGCTGGATTTAATGGAGTACTATATGCTTATGGTTACTTTTTTGCGGGAGATCGTACAACTAGTCTAGGTGCAGTAGGTCCAACAATATGTGACTATAGAACGGTAGCGTGCACAGTTGATACTATAATCGAATATAGTAATGTTGCAGCAACAGTAGCCAACACGGCATTTCTTAGAGTAGGTATTTATGGGGGCTGGAGCACGACGTTAGCTTCAACTGGAATCGCATATGTTACTAGTCCTAGAGTACAACGTATGGCATCAGGAGAACTTATAGTCGATGGCAGTGTAACCGCTATTAAAATTGCTGCAAATACAATTACTGCATCTCAAATAGCTGCAGGAGCAATAACAGCTACACAGATTGCTACGGGTACAATTACTGCAACACAAATTGCAGCGTCTACTATTACAGCCGCTAAAATCGCCACTGGTACTATTACCGCCGGTCTATTAGCCGCTAATGCAATAACTGCAGATAAACTTATCGTAGGATCAGTGGGTCAGAGTTTGGTACTTAATGGTGGTGCAGAAAGTGCTGATATATCTGGATGGAAGGTAGGCGGTTACACGAGTGCTGGCTCTACGTTTACTGCAACAACAACAGCTTTAAAATCAGGAGCTTACGGCTTCGAATTAACAAAAACAGCTGTAGGTAACCAAGCTAGTGGTCGTTGTAGATCTATGAGTGTTCAGGGGCTAAAAAACTATGCTGTAAAAATATCTCTTAAAGGAAGTGCTTCTTCTACGGTAGGTGTTTTTGTAAGAATTTATTGGTTTTCTGCTCAAGTAAATGGTTTTGGTACTACTCAAGTTTCTACTCAAGATTTAACTAGTTGGTCAGATGCGGCAGCTTCAACTAGCTATACAGAGATAGAGAGAGTAATTACAGCTCCAGCTACTGCTAAATTTGCAGAAATTGAAGTAATCAATTACATTAATGGCCCTCTTAGCTTATACTTTGATGATGTAGAGTTTTATCAGCAAACTACGACAGCAATGTTAGCTGACGGTGTTGTCACGGCTGCAAAAATTGTAGCTAATACTATAACGGCCGGTCAAATAGCTGCTAATACTATTACGGCCGGCCAAATAGCTGCTAATACTATTACTGCGAGTCAAATTGCTTCAGGTACTATTACTGCTACTCAAATTTCGGCAGGTACTATAACTGCCACAGAAATAGCTGCTACTACTATAACGGGAGCTAAATTAGTTGCCGGAACTATTACTGCTACTCAAATTGCTTCAGGTACTATTACTGCTACTCAAATTGCGGCTGGTACTATAACTGGTAATAAATTAGTGGCTGGAACCATTACATCTAATGAAATAGCAGCTAATACTATTACTGCTTCTCAAATTGCTGCTAATACTATTACTGCTTCTCAAATTGCTGCTAGTACTATAACTGCGAGTCAAATAGCTGCTAATACTATTACTGCTTCTCAAATTGCTGCTAATTCTATTTCTGGAGATAGAATTAGTACTAGCACATCTTTACCTGGCACTATAACTATTGGGGCTACGGGTGTTACATTAAGTACTATACAGAGTCAAGCTAACGATCCTGCAGCTAGAGTAAATGCTAATTCAACCATAATAGATCCTGGAAAAATATTAGTATCAGGAGCAACTACTTTAGCTAACTGGAGAAATGGTTCAGATAGTACTAAAATAGAAGGTGGAGCAATAGCAGCTAATACTATTACAGCAAATAAAATTGCTGTAGGTTTACGTGAAATTGACACAAGTATATCTTTCGATACTAATAGGTCAAATCAAGTATCATGGAACGGGGGTTACATACGTTATATGGATGATAATGGTAACTCCGCCGTGGTATCTGTGTCAGCTGGTAGTGCTACTTGGCCCGGTACTGGCTGGGTGTACATATGGTGGAATAAAGGTTCTACCGTACTTAACTACGGTCCTACTGATTTTAACAATATAAACGATGTGCAACTTGCTAGATATTATGGCGGTACTAATTTAAACACTATAGTAGGTAGAACCATAATAGACGGCGACTATATAAAAACTGGTACGATAAACGCAAATCATATAGGTGTTAATAGTTTATCAGCTATAACTGCTGATTTGGGTACAATTACTGCTGGTACTATTATCTTTAATAATGGCTCTTATATGAAAGTGCAGGGTACGGGCTTTGGTACGACAAATCAGTTCATTGAATGGTATGGTCCGTCCTTAGGCTCTATAACAAGTTGTTCTGAATCAAATGCTATATCCTATTTGAAAGTAAATGGCCAAGCTTATTTTGGCGGCGGCCTATCTAGTGGGGTACTAAAAAATAGCGGTACTGGTACTACTGTATCAAATACTGCCGAAGTTATAGTCGGACCTTTCTCTTCAAATGGTAATACTATTAATATTAATGCTTCAGCTAGTTATAGAAGAACCCAAAGTTCTTCTACGGGGGGAGTTACTATTACAGGAGCAGGTTCAGGAAATATTACAATAGAAAGATCATCGAATGGCACTTCGTGGACTAGTCTATCTACTATAGGAGTTAACGAAAATGAAAGAATAAACGGTGCAGCTGCTAATGAGAACTCAATTTGGGGTATGAATGGTGCTACTACCACCACTTGGACCCCGGGAACTGGAACTACGTATTATGTTAAAGTGCGTTGGTCTAGTTTTACGTTACCCACTATTACTGGCTCGAACCTAAATCCAGCCACAGAAGTGCAACTTACTACTGCTATTTGCGTAGAAACAGCATAAACTAGGAATAAAATATGGAAGAAATTATTAAGTACCAAGAAGCAGCAAAATTACTAACAACATTAGAGTTATCAAAAATGAAAGAAGCTGAATTAGTATTTTCAGAAATGAATACTAAATTTGGTGTGTCTCTTGTAGATTTGGAACAGATAAAAATAACCCTGGATGAAGTTTATAATGTAAAAAACGCTGGTAGTTTTCAATC